ATTGTAATGTTGAGCGTGTTATTAAGAATGTCATCAGTAGTTAAAGTGGCAACTGAAGTTTGTGATTTAGCATCTACTTTTAATTTCCAGCTATCTTCTGAATGAATAATCTGTCCACGAAATGTCGATAATAATTCTTCAATAATTGACTGAACATTTGATTGTTGAATTAGTGCTAGATTGGCATTCCAACCATAAGTATCACATTTAGTTTTAACATCATAAAAAGAAGCTATATCAATCTTACTATCTGGAACAGCTAAACTTTCACCTAATATGTCTAAAATAATCTCTGCTGGATTGTTAGAATAAGATGTTGATGTTGATATAGTTGAAGCATCAGTAATTGTTCTAATCTTTTTGCCCTCTATATCAACTGTAATAGTAGTTATTTGAGTGTTTTTATTCTGTTGACCATTAAATACTTGGTGTACAGCTAAAAAAGCAACGTTTGCTGGAATTTCGGCATCTGCTAAAGCTAATGAGCTTCCAGTTTGAGTTGTGCCAGTATCATTTACAACAAAATCAACGTCTTGAATATTAGTTACTGTTGAAGAAGCATCATACCATTTAACGTGTCTATACGTATCTGTGTATTTATTAGAACCTAAAGAAGTTAATAAATCTAAATCAGAGTGCATTGAAGTTATATCTTCAATCTCATGACCAGCTAATGTAATGATAGACCAATAATCTCTGTTATATCCTTTAGCAGTATCATCTGAAGTATATTCATTATTAGCAGCTTGATAAATAATATTACCAGCTAATCTATGAAAGCCATAAACAACGGGAACAGTTCCAGTATTGTTTTTAGTTGCTTGAATCTTTTGTCCAGCATATTGGTCAGAACCAGATAAATCACCTAAATCTGGTATATCTGGAGAGAATGCTGAACCAGCTAATGAAGAGCCAACTAAAGTGATAGCTCCAGTTGCTATTGCTAAAGCAGTAGCCGTAGCACCAGCACCTACAATCATTGGTGCTAAAGCTGGAGCAAATATAACAGCAGCTAATCCAACAACAGCTTTAACTTTACTACCCATTATTAATCCTCATGATTAAACAATCCTTATTTAAAGTTTTATGCTCTACGCGTTCCAAATCTTCGTTATAAACCCAGTAAGTGAATCTATTAATAGCAACACCAACTGAAGTCTTTGTAAGCACTATATCGTCCTTTTTAGCATCTTTCACTTTTGAGCAAAAACTTCTAAAGAAACCGATATGTTCTTTCTTAGCTAAAAACCTTTTTTCATTTTTAACAAATAAATCTAGATTTTCAGTAGTATAACCATTCCATTCTTTTGGAATTACATAACGCAAATTCAAATATTTATAAACAGTAGTGAAACAATTATTCATTATGTATCTTGTCTGCCCCAGTAAATAATTTCAGTCATAGCACCCACAACAGTTGTAAACTCATTCTGATTATAAGTTCTGGTTGGATAAGGTTTTGACCAATTATTAAACTCAGTTGTTAATGTAGCATTTAAAACGCTTTCAGTCGCACTAAACGTATCAATAATCCCGCCAAATAAAGTCCAGACATCTTTTTCAGAAATAGCATCTAAATCTAATTCTGGATAAGTATTTCCATTTAAATTATCGCCATAACCGTAATCATATATTTCATCAGCAATATTTTCACTTGGTGGCTGATATACAACTCTAAGTATTCTAGCTCTATTGTTTCGCCATTCAGATGCTAATGCTTCGTTAGATAAAGCACTATTAACATTATCAATCGTTACTGAAATAGAGTCAGCAGACATTGTAAAATCTTCTGTTAGCCTATCAAAAGTAATTGATAAAGGTGTGTAATCATTTGAATCATAATCAACAAATATATCGTGGTCTGTAAACCTAAGCGTTTCTTGAAATGTATTATTAAAGTCGTACATATCAAATTCAAACAGATGTAATATTGCTAACTGCCTATCACTTCTTGAATTATTAGTTATTGTCTTCAAAGTTTAACCTCGATAAAATCTGCTTGACATTGATAAAAACTATCAACACGTTTTTGATATTGGAATGAGTCCTGCATAAATCTTGAATTTGATAAGTTATCAGAACCAGACAAAACAACATAATCTTTTTGATTTTCTAAATAATCTTCATTCATATAAGGCAATAGAATGCCAATGTTTGTACCATAATCTGGGAATCCAAACTCACCCATAATTCCAGAGTTTTTTCTATAAAACTGTATTAATGATAAAAATTGACTTTCAGATATTAGCCAATACAAAGTCCAAGCACGTTTCAAACCACCTTTATTTCTTGCGTGTCTAACACTCTGTCCAATGTTAGAGAATATCGCGTTATTGATGTATTTTAAGTCAGCAGAATAAGGCTGAACATTATTTAATAGATTAACAAAAGATTGGTCTGAAGATTCAGAACGTGTGTAACTAGATGATTGGTTAAACTGGTCTTGATATTCATCAAAATTAAAAAAGACAGAAGATACTAAAGTTATTCGTCCAGAGTAAAGTAATGTATTAGCATCAATTCTAAATTGAAAATCTTTAAATGCCCAAACAGCAGCATTAATTGTCATTAAGTCTGGTCGCATATCAATACGAGATTGCTCACCAAAAACATAATCTGTTTGATTCTCTAAATAATCATTAGCCATATATGGGTCTAAAGAAGTTTCATCGTTTAAATCAACAATAAAAGTATTAGAGTTATTATCTTCGTAAGCAGTTCTAATTAATTCGTAATCTGACCAACTTAATCCGTTATATGAGATAGTTAAATCAATTGCGGGAATCGATGAACTAACAACTCTTTGTTCAATTCCAGAATCAAAAGGCATAGCATTGCCTTGTTTGCCCCATTCTTCAATCTGATAATGATAATTATTAGTTAATAATGTTGATGTTAAATTATTCATAATTAAATAACTTGTTTAATGGTTCTTCTAACAGTTCCGTTAGTTTGCAGAGAACGATTAATAATGCCCTCAATTGTTTGTTTGTTGCCAATAAGGTATTGATTAAAACTAGAAGAATCAATAGCAGTAACATTAAAATTAATCTCAGCAGTTGTTACACTACCACCGCCACCAACAGAATAACCAGAGTTCATAGCATCAATAGCATTTCTATTTTTAGCAGCACCAGCACGATTTATAACAGCTTCACCAACTTGTAATTTAGCTATTCGCTCATCACTTCTAACACCAGTATGGAATGATGGAATAGAAGCACTACCAATAGCACCACCAGTATGTTTAACCTCAGTAGTTCCAGTATGTAATGATAAACCAAGAGCATTACCCAATGGAGTTACTACCCTTTGCATAATTGCAATCTTTAATAATTGACCAACGACCATCTTCGCCATATCTGCAAAAGAACTTTTAACGCCCATTACCATGTTTGTTAAATAATCACCAATAGCATTAGCGGCATATTTACCAGCGTTTTTCCACAAATCAAATTCTTTTCTTGATTTAGAAGTTGCTTTTGTAGTCTGTTCCATTGCTTTAGTCAAACGTCGTGCTTCTTCTTCTGTTAAAGCATCTGTCATAATGTGTGATCCAGAAGCAGTAACTTCACCAAATTTACGATTCTTTGAGCCACCTAAAGCAGCTTGTAATCGCTCTTTATGTTTTTGTATAGTCTTATCAAGGCTTCTTTGTTCTTTCTCAAGCCACTTAATAATTTCTTTACTTGCACCAGACTCTTTGGCTTTTTCTAATGCTTGAACGTTCTTGTTTCTACGTTCTTCCATCTCTTTAATTAAATCAATGCCAGTCTTACGCTCATCGTTTATTTTTTCAAGTATTGCCGCTTCTTTTTTGCTTTGCTCTGATTGTTCATTAGTAATACCAATTAGCTCTTTTCCCCAATTGACTAACTTGCCTAATCTATCAGCTGCTAATAAAACAACAGCAGAAAACACTTCAACAGTTGCGGTTAATGCTGCAAAAGTACCAGAATCAGAACCCATCTTGACTAACTTATCACCAAGATTAGTGAGCGTGTTGCTCATAGTTCCCATTGCAGTATTTAAATCTGTATATGGCGAAGTATCTAATTGTTTTTGAGATGTTTCAGCAACCTCACCAATTAGCTTTAATTTATCAGCTGCAGATAATGCCTTTAAATCCATATCTTCAAAAGCAATACCCATAGATGATAATTTCTGCTCTAATATATCAACAATAAAACCTTGAGCTTCACCAGTAGTATTAAGCATGACAAGGTTATCATGTAAAGTTTCAGCATCTTCATGTGGGAACGCATGACCAAGAGCAATTGCTTGTTTTGCTAAATTTTTCATTGAATCTTCAGCAAGTCCAGCAGTTTGAGCAGACTTTAAGAAACCAGCTACTTGAGCAGCAGTTATATCAGTTGCTAATGATGTTTGTTTTGCCCAATCTTTTTGAGCATTAGTTAAACCAACAGCAGACCGTTCAAATTCTTTAGCTTTAGCAACAGAAGCACCAAGAACAACAGTAACGGCAGCTATCTTAGCACCTAAACCAGCCCAAGATTCACGCATACCATTAACTGATTTATCAATGGTTTTGCCAGTTTCTTTGGTTGTAGTACCTAACTTTTTTGTTTGAGTGTCAACGCCTTTAATTGCTTTCTCGGCTGGTTTGCCTTTAGCAATAATATCAATTTCAATCTTTTCAGTTGCCATTATCTACCTCTTTTTTAGCATCAATTTTGTATGCTAGTAGTGTACCAATTTCTGACATTGGCAATGAGTTTATTTCAGATATGGTCTTATGAAGTTCAAAAGCTAGAAATGCCTTTGCCTTTAGCCATTCATCTTTTTTAATACTTCTTGCTGTTGTTCAATAATATCAGATACAGACTTCAAACCCATTATCGCAGCTAAATAGCTTGATGTTTCATAGGTGATATTATCTTTAATCCATTGTACTTTGGTTAAATTGTTAAAAACACGTTCACCCTCTTTATCGAGTAGTTGAAAGTAGATAATATGACAACGCAGTAAATCGTCATCATAGTAAGTTAAGTCAGTAGTTGAGCCATCAGCTTCCTTAATGGTTTTCGTCTTTTTAGATAGCTCTAACGCTCTTGCATGGTCATCACCAGACATAACACGGTAATATATTTGGTGAACTTCACCATTAACTACCATATCAGCAGAACGAATATCTGTACTTTCTTTTTCTAATGCTTTTAATAATTTATTCATAGTTATAAATAAAAAACGGGGAAGTTAATCCCCGTAAAATTATGCGATTGTTAATGCACCAGTACCTTCAAAATTGAAAGTAGCTTCGACAATACCATTCACATCATTTGTGATGCTTTGACCAGTAATATTAGCTTCCCCAGAATAAACATCATATGAGCCAGTACCACCGCCCAATTGTAATTCTAAAGTAACGCTTGAACCACCAGTTAATCCAGTCTGTAACGCACCCTCTGCCGTTCCAGAAGCATCAAAAATAACTGTAATAGAACCAGACCACGAATTTAAAGTCGCAGTAGATTCTTTCCAGCCAGATGAACCAAAGTTTGTAGTGTCGACTGTTTCTTGAGCAACATCTAATGACCATGCTTTCGCATTGCCAATAGCACCACTCTCAACAGTTACACTTCCCGAATGTCCAGTTATAGCCATTATGTAACTCCTATTTTAGTTGTTGTAAACGTAATTAAATAACCACGCTCTTGTTGTTCAACACTAACCAAGGCTTCTTCAATTCCCTCATCTCTTGTAGCATCAAGAATAGCTTTCATCTTTTTGTCAGTATATAACCTAGTATCAAGAAATAACTCGTATTCCTCTAAATGGTCATACACTTGTTCAGCAAAAGTTGAACGTTCTTCATTAATGCTATAAGTTTTAAGAGATTCACGAAACTCACGGTTATTGAGCGTGTCATTCTTTGTTAATTTATAGCCTTTTGATTTAAGCAGACTAATCATTTCCACAATACCACTTGATTTTCTTGTAACTCTTCATCTTCTTCAATAGTACCATCTTCATCATCATCGTAATCAGCCTTTAATGTGGTCAATTCACTTGCGTAATTTTCCTTAAAGACTAAATATGATTCGTGATAAATATCATCAGTATCAGCATCTTGTCGTTTAGCCATACAAATTAATTCTAACGTCTTGGTCAAATGAAGTTCTTTCAATTGAGCAGTTGTTAAAAATAAATCAATGTCTAGACCTTTATTACGTAACTCATTCTTGATAATGTCATAAGCTCTATCAATATAAGTTGTGTAATCAAGATAAACGATACCAAACCCAGTAGATGAATCCACCGCATTAGATACCGCATCAAAACCGAATGTACCAGTTGAATCAGTATAAGAAGTAACAGTCGCATCATTTCCAGCATTATCACCAGTAATAAAGGCAATAGTAGCACCAACTATTTCCGCTTGAACTAAGTCGGTTAAACGACCAGATACAAGTGTTGTAGTTGAGCCAGAATCAGCTTTTTCATAGTGATCAGCTAGAATTGGTAGTGCCGCAATAATGTCTGCATTTTTAAGCACCCACGACATTGTTATACCTCGCTAAAACACGCCAAGTCTTTCATAGACTCGTAATGTGCTTTCTTAGATAAAGTAACGATATCACCAGCCTTATAGGTGTAGATACCGCCATCAATGCCATGAGAGCCATCAGAAACAGCTTTCAATTTATACGACTTAGCAGTAGCCTTTTTGACGACTGCTTTAGCCTTGCTTGCTACTGTTTTAGCCATATTAACAACCAGTAACTACACGTAGAGCGTTTTGGTCAATAACACCATAACTCATTACGCCATACCAACCAATGTTAACTGTACGTCCAAGATTATCAGAACCTTCTTTAATTACTAATGATGGTGCTTTAGCGACAGCTTTACCAAGTGCATTTTTACCAAATACAACACAAGTACCAGCAGTAACGTTAGAATCTTCAACGATAGTACAACCCTCTAATGAGCCAACCATTCCGCTAGTAGCACTTTCTAATGAAGTGTTTTGAGCGATTGGAATGTAATCGTCTTTCAAGTCAGAAACTTGAGATGGATTAACAAACGCTACATAACGACCATCGTCAAACTTAGCGATACCAGCATTAGCCAAAGCAGTATATGCTTCACGTAAGTCTAGTTTATCTAAAGTTCCAGAAGTATCAGCAGCGATAGTATTAGAACCAGCTTCAAGAACGCTTAGACCTAAAGTATCAGTTGTTTCACCAAGGTTAACACCAACTAATTCAGCAGAAGCCAAATCAGCTTTACCAGCAGTAGCAATGTTTGCTAATGATGTTGATGTAATAACCGCACCGTACTCTGCCATAGTCAAAGTAACTTTAGTGTCAGTCATTGTTGTTGATGAAGCTTCAGTACCATCAGTCAAAGCAGTTGTTGCCGCTGCCATTCTTGAGAATACTGTGAACGCGATTGATGATGCCATATCGTCTTGTCTGATAGTAGCATACGCATCAACTTTGTTATATGAGTTACCCGAAAGGATAACCGCTTGATTCATTAAATCTACTACCGAATCAGAAAGTAGTGCTTTTGTATTTACAGCCATTTTAATTACTCCTATGTAATTTCATCTTGGAGTCTGTATAGTTCAGCCATTGATGTTGTAGATTTAATCCTATCAGCAGCATTTAATGTTGCTTTATTAGAAGTAGCATCTACTCTCTTTGGTTGGCTATCAACTCCATTATTAAATAAATAAGGCTTTTCGCCTTTCAATTGTTCAATGAATGTGTCTTGTTCAAAGTCCTCACCAGCACTAGCTTGTGCCATTAAGTGCTTAAAATAATCCGCATCATTAATACCATTTGCATTAACAACCTTTTGAATTTCCATATCGGACTTCATTTGATTGTTGTTGCTTTCCAAGCCCTCAATCCTTGCATTAAGCGTATTAATCAGTTCAGCAGCTTTGTCCAAATCGGACTTATTAGCTTCATCAGCTTCTTTCTTCGCGTTAATCAATTCTCTCGCTTGTTCAATTGAATCTACCCCTAATTGTTCTGCTAATTCGGATTTAGCTCTGGTAGCACCTTTGCTGTAACCCTTATCAATCAGTTTATCAAGTTTAGATTGCGATATAACCACCTCATTATTTTCAGTTGTAGGAGTATCAACTTCTGCCGTTTTTTGCTCGTCAGCCATAACATTTACCTCTTTTATATAAAAGTTGTTTTAATAATAACACTATTTTGTTGTTTTCACAATAAAATTTCCAAGTCGTTCTTTAATGTGTTTCATTTGTTTTTTATCAATCCCAAAGAATTTACGTTTATATGTTACTTGATTACCGTAAGCCTTGCTATTTTCATTTGAACTACCAAAATACAATCTTACACCATCTTTAATCTTTTTACGCGTTATAGATTGAAGCATTGAGCCTTTATCCGTTAAATTTACTCTGCCAGTCTTACCATAACTTTTTGAATATGGTTTAAAGCCTTTCGAGTTTTTATCTTTACCAGATTGGGTTCTTTTAATAATTCCAACAATAACACCCTCAGTAATTGAATATAAATTGCTATTAGAGTTTTTTATACGCTTTGTATATTTGCCGAAATTAGGCATTTTTTTAACACGAATACCCATTTGCCTCAGCTTCCTCTTTACTCATCTTATAAAACCTATGACGGCAGTTGTATGCTCTATCTTGATCGCTTTCTATTCTTGATTTTTCACTATCGTTATAACAAGAGTTATCATTTAGCACTCTGCGACAAAAATCTCTAGTTCTACCATCATTAACGCCCACATAAACCCAAACACCATCATCAATATCAGCAGCACGTAAATCAATCACTTCTTGTTGAAATTCTTGGATAGATGTTCTTGCGTATGTTTGTGAATACTTAGCTAAATTAGAACCATCTAAAGTTTGAGCAATTCCAGCAGCAATTGTGTCAACAGAAGCATCTGATATCACGTATTTGTACAATTCACGCTTAACAGCTAAACCAACATCATCACCAAGTCTGATAAAGAAATCACGTTTCATTTGTTTAAGCATCTGAATCTTTACAGCATCATCAGCAGTAAAGGCAGTCGCTAAACCACCAGCATCAAACGCTTGTAATGTTCCAGCGTAAATAGAGTCAAACTGCTTATCTATTAACTCATTAATTAAATCATAATATCCAGCTTGTTTTAATGATTCACGCCATACAAACTCATATTCAAGGACATCATCTGGACTTAATCCAGCAAGGTTAGCTGTGGCAATTCTTCTAACACTTTCAAAGATTTTTTCAACCTCACCGTCAAACTGTTTGATAAATTTATCAATATCAGCTTGGGATTGGTTATATATTGCATCAAGTGTTGGCATTAATACCTAAAGCAGCCATAGTATCATTCAATGAGCCACCCGTTTTAACTTTGTTTAACATTTCATTACGTGCGTTAATATTATCATCAACTTGAACTCTTGCATCTTCTTCAGTTAAGTCTGGGTTCTCACGCATCAATATCTTGTGCGGTGAAATTAAACCTAAATCAATAGACTGCTGGTCAAT